AAAATCTGGGGCTTGATACTACAAGGTAGCCGTACTGTTATTTATCTTCTAAGACTAGGTACTTGATTAGACATTAACATTGATTGATTAATCTTATCATCTGTTGATCTAAGCTGTCCTACGTCTTCAAGATCCTTTTCGGGGTCTTTCATTCCTAAAAGACCTCCTAGTTGGAAACCACTTCGGGCTTCACCACCATTAGCTTTTCTTTCGGCATCGTCCATCATTGTCTGAAGGTTGTCTGCTCCAATTTCACTAGTGGCTTCTTCTGTGACTACAAACTCACCATCGCTTAATCGCGCAGGTATTGAGTCTGAGACACCTGTTCCGGGGCCTTCGACTTCTCCAGCTCCCGAAAATTCTGATGCAGTCGTTACGACCTTATCAAAAATCTCACTAAGCCTTGGATCTGATTCCAAAGCTCCCATTAAATATTCTTGTTCACCATCGTCTAGGGATTCTCCTAGTACATAGTCCATGTAGCCATCTTCCATTTCATCATCTGGTAGCTGAGATGATTCTGCATTTGCTTGTTCTTCTGGAGTGAAAGTGTCTACTGGCATATCCATTTCAGGTGGTACTAGCATTGATGAACCTCCTTCTGCAAACACAGATCTATTTACTTCTTCTTTTGATTCTCCGCTTTCAACTCTTATGCTTTTTAAGACATCTGCTACCTCTTCACCTTCAAACTGACCTAGCTGTTCTTGTATACGCTCTGCTGCTTTAGGACTTTCAGCAGTTTTAAGAGCTGTAAGAAGACCTCTGATAACTTCTGAATTATCTTCCATTTCACCGCCTTCTGCTTTTCCTTTTCTAACATCAGTAGTATATTCTGTACCCTTAAACGTAAAAGTTTCCTTACCTGCGTTGTGAGCTTTACTAAAAGCTTTTTCAAAGGCTGATGCTTGTTTTTTAGTAGGCTCTTTATCATTTTCTTCTTCCCATGATTCAGAAGCTCCTGCACTAAGTAAACT